CGCCATAGAATAATGTCAATACAAAAGAATCATAGCTACACTAATTCTGCACGAATCAATCGTGTAGCCTTTATATAGGCCATATAAAACGCTTTCGACAGCCGTAACACTGAATTTGTTACACGACTCAAAACCCTTGAAAATGAAGGATGTTACGGCTGTTACACTCATATATCTATAATCTTTTATATAAATTATTAACATATATGCCGTTGACAGCGACACAATAGATGTTAATACTGCAATAGAAAGTTTAAAAGTCACTTTTTAGCCGTTACACTGTAACAAGTCAATAGACATCGATGTTTTATCGATGTCGGCATTGCTGTAACATAGGTGTAACATTTTCCGAGGGTCAAATGAGCGAACGAGCGATTAGGATCTCCCAAGAGGTTTACCTGACGCTGCATCTCAGGCAGGAAGTTGGTGAGAGCTACGATGGGCTGCTGCGCCGACTGCTGGGGCTGGATCCAAGGGTCAAACGCCGGGCCGGGCGACCAGCCTCAGTTGACGGACGCAAAAAATACTTCATCGCGGACATGCAGCGCGGCGATGAGCTTGTGTTCCCTTGGAATCGTGATGAGCATGGCAACATTGGCGCTGAGTTCAGAGGCTTGAACGCATCGATCAACCGCTGCAATCGCTTGCCGGGCCGTAAATACAAGGCTTTCCCGACCACGACAGGGTTGCAGGTAGTCCGCATTGAATAGTGTATTTACCTAAAACGTTTAAGCTGCCATTCTGAGCCATCTAAATTGGACTGCCGTATGGTAGTGGCGGGGCAATTTGTTGACATTCCCTTTAAAATTGGGCATGCTCCCTGCATGAACTACACCGAGATCGAACTGAAGTTGGTGAGCGACCCCGAGAATACCATTGAGGATATTTGCGCCTCGGTGTCTGGTGGCGGCACGTTGCCCGAGTGGTGCGATCTGCACAAGGTCCGCTTCGGCGTGATCGCTGGCTGGATCAATCAGACGCCTCCGCTGCTGACGCTCTATGGTCGAGCGACAGTGATGCGCGGCGAATGGTTCGAGCAGACTATCTATCGAGAGCTGCGCGGCATCGCCACGTTGGACGTTCGCGGCATGTTAGATGAGGATGGCACGATCAAGCCTGTCAGCGAGTGGCCCGACTCGCTGGCCCGATCAGTGGCTGGCCTCGAACACACTGAAGCCAAGGGTGAGTCAGGCGTGAACAAGAAGGTGAAGCTGCTCGACAAGTTGAAGGCGCTCGAACTCCTGATGAAGTCCCGGCGCATGCTCAGCGAGCGCGTCGAGCATACTGGTCGCGTGACCCTTGAGCAGCTGGTCGAGGATTCGAAGGACGCAAAGCCAAACGAATGAGCTTGAATGCAGTGAGTAAGGCCGCAACGCAGATCCGGCACTGGCGATTAGATCCCGTTGCATTTGTTCGTGACAACTTCGGCACCGAGCCTGACGCATGGCAGGCTGACGTTCTAAAAGTATTCCCCTCCCAAGATAAAGACAAGATGAGGATTTCGCTTCAGGCTTGCGCTGGCCCCGGCAAGTCTGCGGTGCTGGCGTGGTGTGCGTGGAACTTCCTCCTGTGCTACGGGGAGCGCGGCGACCACCCCAAGGGCGCGGCAGTGTCCACGACTGCGGACAACCTGAAGGACAACCTCTGGCCTGAGCTGAGCAAGTGGCAGTCTCGCTCGCCGTTGCTGCTCAAGACGTTCACATGGACGAAGGAGAGGATATTCGCGAACGATCACCCGGAGACATGGTTCTTGTCTGCCCGGAGTTGGAGCAAGACTGCCTCGGCGGAGGAACAAGGGCGCACGTTGTCGGGGTTGCACAGTGGATATGTGCTGGTGCTGATCGATGAGTCAGGCGACATCCCGATATCGGTTGCCAAGGCAGGGGAGCAGGCGCTGTCGTCGTGCAAGTGGGGCAAGATCATGCAGGCTGGCAACCCGACATCGCTGGACGGGATGCTCTACATCGCGGCGACGACTCAGAAGGATCGATGGCACATCATCGTCATCACTGGCGACCCGGCTGATCCGAAGCGTTCGCCTCGGATACCGAAGGAGTTCGCGCAGGAGCAGATCGATCTCTATGGTCGGGACAATCCGTGGGTCATGAGCTACATCCTCGGCAAGTTCCCTCCATCGTCGCTGAACAGCTTGCTCGGCATGGGCGAGGTAGAGGCGGCGATGCGTAGGCACCTGCGCGACGATGAATACGACTTCAGCCAGAAGCGGATCGGCGTGGACGTTGCGCGGTTCGGGGATGACTTGACAGTGCTGTTCCCGCGACAAGGGTTATGGGCGGCGGCTCCGGTTGTCATGCGTAACGCTAGGCAGAATGAGATCGCGGATCGAGTGGCGGCGGCAAAAGTGAAGTGGTCGTCGGAGATGGAGTTCGTCGATGGCACAGGCGGCTACGGGGCCGGGGTTATCGATTCGCTGATCCAGCGTGGTCACGGTCCCATCGAGATAAATTTTTCGCAGAAGGCGGACGACTCTCGGTATTTCAACAAGCGTTCTGAGATGTGGTTCAGGATGGCTGAGTGGGTGAAGCGTGGCGGGGCGCTGCCAAAGGATGACCAGCTCGCACGAGAGTTGTGTGCGCCGACATATTTTTTCTCGTCGTCGGGGAAGCTACAACTTGAGGATAAGAAACAGATAAAGGATCGGCTCGGGTTTAGTCCGGACAAGGCCGATGCGCTGGCGCTGACGTTTGCCTTGGTCGAGATGCCCCGGCAAATGACGTATCCGGGCCAGAATATAAGGGGAAACGAGAGCCTGCATGAGTGGGATCCGTTTGTTGACAAAAGTGGTTGAAAGTCCGTCCCGCATAATGGTATTCTCCTGTGAATCGATGACATCGATTTGGGCAGAAGCATCGGACATGATGGTTCGGAACAACGACGAAACCGGGATGTTCGACCTTGATCCAGAATCCTCGGATTATTTCGCGATGGAGGAGGCTGGTCAGGCGAAGGTGCTGACTGCTCGGGTGGGTGGTTCGTTGGTGGGGTACTCGCTGATGATCCTCCGGAATCACCCGCATCACAGGAAAGTCATGGTGTCGTTTCAGGATGTGTTATACATGCATCCGGCGCACCGAGGGTTCGGGGCTGTCAGGTTCATCCGTTGGACCGACGAGTTCATGAAAGCCCTCGGTGCAGAGGTGATGACTCGCTCGGTTAGCGTAAAAAAAGATTACAGCAGGACGCTGGAACGGCTCGGCTATGAGAAGGTTGAGACCTCTTACATGCGGAGATTGTGATGGGCGAAATCGTTTTAGGTGCGCTGATAAGCGGGGCCATAACGGGTGGCATGGCTATTCAGCAGCACCAAGAGGCGAATCAGTCTCGCGAGGATGCACTCAAGGCCGCGAAGGTCCGCGATGACGCTCAGAAGAAATTGATCTCTGACGCCAAGGCGAAAGAGATGGCGGACAAGGCGACTGCCGCTACTGAAGGGCAAGCGGCGTCACAGAAGAAGAAGCAAGGCGCGGCGGCAATGGCCTCTAGGTATAGCGGCGGCGATGGCACTGCCACTCTGCTCGGCGGGGCCGGGGTTCCGGCTGGATCCGGCGACAAGACGCTGTTGGGGATGTGATGAAACCCAAAAAGAAAAAGGGCTACTGATGCCTCCCTCTGAATCCGTAACACTGTTCGGTGCGCCTCAGAGTAAACGGCAGGCATACGAATTATTGCGGTCCCAGCTTGAGCTGGAGAGATCGTCGTTTCTCCCGCACTGGCGCGACTTGGGTGATTACATCCTGCCAAGGCGTCCACGGTTTTTCATCACGGACACGAATCGCGGGGATCGACGGAATCAGAAGATCGTCGATACCACTGCCACGCTCGCGGCCCGGACACTGCGCTCGGGTATGATGAGTGGGATCACCAGCCCGGCGCGACCTTGGTTCCGACTGACGACATCGGATCCGGATCTGTCCGAGATAGATTCCGTGAAAGACTGGCTGTATCAGGTCACAGTCAGGATGTCGAATGCGTTCCTGAAAAGTAATTTATATAACTGCCTTCCGATACTCTACGGCGACATCGGGGTGTTCGGGACGCATGTGATGTGGGTGGAGGAGGATTTCAAGAATCTGCTGCACTTCACGCCCTTGCCGATAGGCTCTTACAGCATATCGAACAATTCGAAGTTGCAAGTTGATACTGTTGTTAGACAATTCAGAATGACTGTCAGGCAGTTGGTGGAGAAGTTTCAGGAGAGGCCGAACGATTGGTCGAATTTCAGCACATCGGTAAAATCATTCTGGATCATTGACCAGAAAGAGATCTGGATTGACGTTACCCATGTGGTCAGGCCGAATCCTGAATTCGATCCGAATAAGATTCAATCTAAACATAAAAAATATATTTCGTGTTACTACGAGACCGGATCCAACTCGATTGGAGTCTCGTCGTTCGATACGAACGAGAATGTGCTGTTGTCCGAGAAGGGCTACGATTTTTTTCCGGCATTGGCTGTGCGCTGGGAAACAACGGGTGAGGATGTTTATGCCACATCCTGCCCCGGCATGGATGCCTTGGGTGACATCAAGCAGTTGCAGATTCAGACCCGGCGCATGAGTCAGGCCATCGAGAAGATGGTAAATCCTCCGTTGCAGGGACCAACTTCGCTCAAGGGGCAGGGAACGTCACAGCTGCCGGGCGGCATGAATTTCGTGGATGTGCGCGAGGGGTCGAAGGGATTGTCCCCTGTTTACGAAGTGAACCCACGGATTCAGGAATTGGAAGGTTCAAACCAGCAGGTGCGGGACAGGATCCGGCGTGGATTCTACGAGGACTTGTTCCTGATGCTGGCGCAGGACGACAGGCAGCAGCCTGCAACGGCTCGCGAGATCGACGAGCGCCACGAGGAAAAACTGTTGGCTCTTGGCCCTGTGCTTGAGCAGTTGAATCAAGACTTGCTGGATCCCCTGATCGACATCGCGTTCGAAATCGGGTTAAGGCAAGGGCTGTGGCCCGAGGCTCCCGAGGAGCTGAAGGGCCAGCCGCTGAAGGTCGAATACGTTTCGATCATGGCGCAGGCGCAGAAGTCCATCGGGATATCGGGCGTGGAACGGTTCTCCAGATTCTCGCAGGAGTGGGCTGCGCTGATGCCATCGGTTCTGGATAAGATTGATCCGGATCAGATGATGGATGTGTACGGAGATCTGACATCGGTTCCGCCGGGGGTTCTGCGGACGGATGATATGGTTGCCGGAATACGGCAGGAACGGGCAAAGGCTCAGCAGGCTCAGGCAATGGCTGAGCAGGCCCCTGCGATGGCGAGCGCAGTGAAGGATCTCGGGAATACACCCACGGATGGAAAGAACGCACTCACTGATCTGATTTCACAGGCTCAGGCTGGGCAGTTGACCCAGCAGGCCGCATAACCCAAGGAGAATATCATGGCAGTCATCGATTCAGACGCGGTGGAAAGTCGGAGCCATTACGATCAGTTTAACATCCAGACTTGGACTCTCGGTGTCGGGGATTCCGGCAAGGAGATCCAGCTTGCGATGTCCGGGGATCGTTCGATTCAGGTCTCGGGCGCAGTGACCATCGAAGGCTCGAACGATGGCACCACGTTTTTCACCCTGAACGATGTTTCGGGTACGCCCCTCGTGTTCGTGGCAGCTGGCCTGAAGCAGATCCTTGAGATCACGCGCTGGATTCGTCCGGGCGTTTCGGCTGGCGCGAACGTGGTCACGCTGTTGGCGAAACGGCAGTCGTGATAAAGTATTACCAGAGCGCAGTGGTCGTTGTTTCGGGGCAGACCCGCCCCACGGCTGATGTGACTGTTGCATCTAGGACAAACATCGCCTATTTGGGTGATCAGTCCGGAATTATGGCGGAGGTCACTCAGGCTCAGGCTGATGCAATCGTGGCTTCTGGCGGAGTCGAAAAGACTCAGGCCGAGATCGCGGCGATATATCCGTTCCCGGCTGAGTTCGCGCCACCTCCGAATTGGGGTCCGTAAATGCCAGTCGTTCAAGTCGCTCGATATGGCGGGAACACTTCGCCCGGACGTTTTGCCGATAGTTCCGGCAACGCCTTCACGCTGACAGAGACTCCCGGCACAGTCCCTAATCCATCTACACCCACTCCGCCAGAGGGTGATCGCTGGCTGGTGGGGCCTTCGGTGGACGGGCTGAGCTATCTGGTCGTTCCCGTTGCGGTATCGGGCCGGATGCTTACGGCTGGTTACGTCGAGTTTAACTTTAAGACATCTTTGGGAACTGAGCCCAATCGGGCAGTCGATGATGTTCTGATTAGCTTCAATGGCGCTCCCACTGTTTTTGCGCCTAAGTTTATTTTTGTTCTTGATTCAACGGGTCCATTGGGTCAAGTCAGGATGTATTTCGTCCAGCTTTCCCCGACCTTGTTGTTCGCGGACCACTTTTTTGTGGACGCAGGGGCCACGCACACCATGAAGGTCGAGTGGGATGCGACAGGGACGAGGATGTATCTGGACACCGTTCTTGTCGGATCATCTGTGACAGTTCCGGTAATTCCCACGACGAGCCTCTGGATCGCTGGGGCAGACATTTTTGGTAGCTCGCCTGTCGTGGATTACGGCTACATGGATAACGTGATCTTCTCTGGCTCAGAGGTCTTTAATGCCTCAGAACTGTTCCAGACAACCCTTCGCCGCAGGCGTCGATAATGCCTCCGAAGCCAGTCAATACCGCAGATGAAGGCTCGGTAGGCGAACAGAAGAACAAGGCCAAGCGTGACCGGGAACTGGAACTCGCAGATATGGCCTTTTTCTGCGGAGATCCGAGAGGCCGCAGGTTCCTGTGGAGATACATCGAATTTTGCGGCTGGCGTAAAAGCAGTTTTACAGGTAATAATAGCGAGACATTTTTTCTGGAAGGCCAGCGCAATATCGCGATGAAAATGATCGCGGACATTACGCAGTCCAGTCCAGAGGCTTTTTTCACCATGCTCAAAGAAGCAGAAGGAGATCCAGATGCCTGAACCAGCAGTTGCAACTCCGCCACCTACCCCCGTTGCGCCAGTTGCACCAGTGACTGTTTTGACCACCCCTGCGGTGGTCACTCCAGCCCCGGTGGTTGCACCCGTTCCGCCAGTAGTGACTCCTCCGGCACCCCCCGTCGAAGTGAAATTCGACTTAAAGTTGCCTGAGAATTCGCCTCTCGATCAAGCGCGAGTTGAGCAGATCAAATCCTTCGCGAAGGAAAAAAGTCTGACTCCAGAACAAGCGCAAATGATCGTCGAGCGTGAGAGTGATGCGCTGTCCGGATACAAGGCATCTCAGGACAAGATCGTTTCCTCGGAAAAGGCGAAGTGGATCGATGAGATCAAGTCTCACCCCGAAATCGGTGGGGACCATTTCGACGAGAGCATTTCGCTTGCGAGCCGGGTGGTCGATAAATTCGGCACCCCCAAGTTCAAAGAGATCTTGAACAATACCGGGCTCGGGAATCACCCTGAACTCGTTCTGTTGTTCTCAAAAATCGGTAAGGCATACGGTGAGGATAAGTTGCTGGTTGTGACTCAGCCGACTGCAACCAAGAAAACCTCCGCCGAGATGCTTTACGGACCAGATAAATAGGAGCAAGAAATGGCAACGATCTCCGGCAATGTTGTTTCTCTCGCGGATTGGGTCAAGCGTCTTGACCCGGATGGCAAAACCGCGACTGTGATCGAGCTGTTGAACCAGACCAACGAAGTGCTGATGGACATGGCGTGGATGGAGGGCAACCTGCCCACTGGACATCGCGTGACCCAGCGTTCAGGTCTGCCTGCGACTGCGTTCCGTTTGCTGAACAATGGCGTGGCACCCAGCAAAAGCACGACTGTCCAGATCGATGAGGCATGCGGCATGCTGGAAGCATGGTCAGAGATCGACAAGGATCTGGTCGAGCTGAACGGTAACGCTGGCGCTTTCCGTCTGTCAGAGGCTCGGGCTTTCATCGAGTCAATGAACGAGAAGCAGGTCCAGACGTTGTTCTACGGCAACAGCTCCACTGCCCCTGAGCAATACACTGGCCTGACCCCTCGTTACAACTCGCTCACAGCTACGAACGGAACGCATGTTCTGGATGCTGGCGGGACCGGGACCGACAACAGCTCAATCTGGCTGGTGTGCTGGGGCGACCAGATGACCTACGGGATCTTCCCGAAGGGCTCGAAGGCTGGTCTGCAACACGACGATCTCGGCCTGCAAGTGGTCGAGAACACGCAGGGCATCGGTGGCTCGCGCATGCTGGCCTACCGGGAACGCTGGCAGTGGAAGTGCGGTATCGCTGTGAAGGACTGGCGCTTCAACGTCCGCATCTCGAACATCGACATCGATCTGCTGGTCGCTAAGACTGGCGCGAATCTGTTCGATTTCATGATCAAGGCTCTGCATCGCATCCCCACCAACGGCCTCCGCATGACGCGCCCTGTGTTCTACATGAACAGGACCGTCAGGCAGATGCTTGACATTCAGGCGCGTGATGCTGTGCAGGTCGGTGGTCAGTTGAAATACGAAGTGGTGGACGGGCAGTGGATCACCACTTTCCGTGGCATCCCGATCCGCATCGTCGATCAGCTCATCGAAGCAGAGGCTCGCGTAGTCTAAGCCATCCGTTTCGGATGACTAAAAAAAAATGGAGCATTGCTCCAAAACAAGGAGAAAGACAATGATTCTCGATAAGACAAATCAGTTCTCCGATGCACAGGTAATCCCTGTGGCTGTCGGGGCCACTCTCGG